CAGGAGAAAATTAAATTACATCCTGAACTAAAATCAGCAATTATAAGTCTGTTTCAATTATGTCTAGATGAGATTGAAGAAGGTGGTAGTAGGGAACATGAGATAGATTTATGTGTCACTGATATTGATCAAACAATTAATGAATCATTAGAAGAAAGTAAAAGATTATGAAACTAGTAGAAATACAAGAATTAGAGGTGGGAGATGAAATTATCATCTCTTGCCAGAGTTATTTTAAGTATTTGAGAATACTTAGAAAGCCAACAGTTAGTACAAAAACACATTGGAAGACAGGGGTTCCTATTTATAAATCTGTAAAATGTTCAACACTAAGAATCTCCACTCCTAGACAGTATACAGATTATCAAGGAAATGTAGTAACTTATAATAAGCACACATGGGGATGGGGACCAGACAATCACAACTACACTCAATATGTGGATTTAGAATACAGACAAATAATATTAGTAAAGAAAAACAATGATTAATATGGAACAAAATAGATCAATTAAAGTGGAACATCTTCAAGTTGGAGATGAAGTTATTGTAACAGGACTAAGATATTTTAAAATATTAAGAGCTCCTACACTCAGAACAAAATCAACTATTTATGGTAACACTGGGTATAAAAGTGTTAAATGCTTAGATATGCAATTAAGTAAATTTGGAATAGGTGAAGATAGAGAAGTGTATTATGATTTTAACTATTCTAATATATGGTTAGTAAAAAGAGAAAATAACAATTAAAACTTAGAAATTATGATTTTAGAAAAACAAAAAGAAGCAAATATACTAGTGGATGGTATATCAAAAAGTTCAATTGGGATGTCATTAGACTTAGATTCTGCACAAATCTTGATGCAGATGTTAAGTAAGAATCTTTATTCAGATTCAATAGGTTCCACTATCAGAGAATGTGCAAGTAATGCATTAGATAGTCATAGAAGAGCTGGTGTTGACAAACCAATTGTTGTTTCTTTCAAAAGAAACGATTCATCCAACTATGAATTCTCTGTTGAGGATTTTGGTATAGGACTAGATGCTGAAGATGTAGAAAACATCATTAGTAAGTATGGTAAGAGTACTAAACGAAATAGTAATACAGAGCTGGGTATGATGGGATTAGGTTTTAAAGCCCCTCTTGCCTACAGTTCTAGTTTCTATTTTGTATGTAGAAAGAATGGAATGGAACGTAAGTACATGATGTATGAAGGAGAAGATGTAAACACAATTGATCTATTGTATGAAGTGGCTACTGATATGGTTAACGGAGTGAAGATTATTATCCCTGTTAAATATTATGATAGAACAGCTTTTATTAATAAAAGTAGAGAGCAATTGGCTTATTTTGAGAATGTATATTTTGATTTTATGGATGAAGAAATCAAGAATGATTTTGTCATCTTTAGAGGAGAGCATTTTCAGTTCTCAGAACTGGTAGAGGATAATAGAATGCATATATGTTTAGACAATGTTTATTATCCAATAGATTTTGAAAAGATTGGTATTAAAAATCCCTTGCAGTTCCCAATAGCTTTAAGAATTTCTCTCACTGATGGATTATATCCTACACCTAATAGAGAAGCATTGAGATATACCCAGGAAGGTAAACAAATCATTCTTGATAAAATTGAGCTTGTAGCAGATTATTTTGTAAATAAGTATAATGAGTCAAATGATGATGAGGACAACCTCCAAAGTATAATGGATTATTTATCTAGTAAAAATAGATATATAGTTTCTTTCAATAAGAAATATAATCTTAATGAATTAGTACCATTTTCTAAAAGTGTTATCAAAACTCCAAAGATTAAAGGTGTTGAAAAACTAAATTTAGGAAACATTTGGACAAATAATACTTATTGGTTAGGTGAGTATGATACGAAGATGAGAATTTATAATGGTAAAACATCATCTATTGATAATAGACATTGTCATGAGTGGGAACCTAAACTACTAAAAAATAATAAAGTGTATGTTTATAGTGGTGCTAAACTACCAGGTATTAAAAAGGATTATATTAAATCTATAACATCTAAGGATAAATGTTTGATTGTAAGAAAGCATAAAACTTTTAAACTTGATCGTTATAGAAAAGATGGTGGATGGACTCTTAATTATTACAAAATTCTTGATTTAGAAAATCATCCTGTAAGTGAATGGAGACAATTGATTAAAGAATTCCAACATATCATCTCTTTATTAACTAAAGATTTTATTGATCTGGATAAATTAGTTGTTCCTCAAACATTTATTGATGCTAGGAAGAAAATTAAACCTCAAATGGTTCTTGCTAATGGTCAAATTGCTAGTAGAAAGGTGAAACTTGTTGGTGAGATTGTGGGTAAACAGGCTGTTCCTCTTTTAAGATATGTTGATGGAAAGAATTGTAAATGGGAGAGCACAACATATAAGCTTGAAAGTTTATACAAAACACCTCTATTAACTGTTTATGGATTAGAAGGTGATATTGAAGTGATGGATAAGCTCTATCATATAATATCTGGTAAGTATATTAGATTTGTGTATTTTTCTAGTAGAGAAATTGAAAATGTGAAGAAGCTTAATTTACACAATTGGATGTCTTTTGATGAGTTTATGAAGGGTGAGAACAAAGTGTTTAAGAGAACTGTTACAGCTTATTTAATTAAAAAGCTTAAAGATGATAACAGGAGTACGTTTGATAGAATTAGTAGTTTTAAAGATGTTAATTTCTCATTTTATAAAAAACTCACTAGTATAGATAGTTACAGAATTGATTGGTATTCAGGAAATGTAAATGATCCTAGTGGTTTTGATATTATGCTAAAAATAGCAGAAGAGAAAAACTTATTTGATACAACTATTTATCAAACCCATCTTGATGTAAAGAGTGTGTTAGAACGTCTACCATTTATTAATTATTTACTTAGTAGATCAGATTGGTATGCAAGTAAAATGATGTCTTACATAAAAGATCTTTGTAAATATCATAAATTCAGAATGGATTACAAGAATTACAAACACAATGTTGTAGAAGAATTATCTAAAGAAGAAGAAGAAGATTAAACTAACTGGAGGGGACATGGTGTCTCCTCCTTATTTAAAAACAACAAAACAATAAAACAATTTAAAACAATTTAAAACATGGGACAATTTAGTTTAAGCTGGTTCAAATCCAGTCAACAAAAAGAACTTGAACAACTACAAGTGGAAGAACAAAGAATTAAGAATGATTTGTTACGTAAACAATTATTTACAGCACCAGCTCCAGTATATGAGCCTACTAAGACTAATTCTACAGCTGATAATGTTATTACAACATGCAAGCCTTATTTGAATATAAAGCTAGTTAATGATGTTCTCACTGTCATATTGAATGATGGTTCAATTATTAGTAAACCTAATGCAACAGCAGAAGATTTCAATAAGGTGCGTTTTTCTAGTTCTGAAATTGAGATATTTAATATTGTAGGTTCTGCAGAGGTGTTAAAGGAAAAACGTAAGAGAGAAGAAGAATTAGAACGTTTGCAAAACATTAAAGCTGGAATTAGTAAACTAGCTGAGTTGGATGATTTCACAACAGATGGTGATTCTGTCTATCTTAAAGGAATTAAGAGATCATTACCACAATTAATGGTGGAAGAGTTTCTTACTATTCTTGGTAGATATAAGAATACTCCAGTTGAGAACATCCAAGATGCTATTAATGAAGATGAACAATTCCAATCATTGAAACGTTTCTTCATGTGGTGCTGCTTAAATCCAAGAGCTGAAGTGGCTCATGAGTTATATCGCTTCTTACAAGAGAATAGCTTTAGAATTACTAAACAAGGATTCTTTGTAGCTCTTCGTAATGTTGTTACATTACATGGATCTAATGAGCTTGTACAATTTGTAAGCAACACTTACAATAAAGTGAAAGCTGTGTGGAAGAAATCTCCAGATAATTATCATGTGTTCCTTGAGAATGGTGAATACAAACTTGTTCATATTGATGATATGATTGAAGAAATTGTTGAAGAGTGTGATGTTTGTGAAGGATCAGGTGACTATTATGATGATGTAGATGAATCTCTTAATACTTGTTATGAGTGTGTTGGAACAGGTGAAACCACTGGATATGTTAATAAACAAAAAGGTGAAGACCTAGGTACATTAACATCTTTATATCTAGATCTTCCTAATAGAGCAGAGAATAGATTTACAGATGATTGGACCAAAACATTTGATATTCGTATTGGTAAACCTGTAACTATGCCTATGGATAAATGTAACTGGAGCACACAAGATTGTGCAGCTGCAGGACTTCATTTCACAAGTGATCAAATTCACTACGTAGGTTGTGGTGATCAGTCTGTTCTTGTACTTATTAATCCAATGAAAGTGGTGGGTATTGGTGAGCATAAAGGTAGATGTTATGAATATCTTCCAATTATGACTGTTCCTCGTGAGGAAGCAACATCAATTCTTCATGATTTGGATTTTGACACTCTTGCTTTAGATGAGCATTATGTAGTGAGTGAGTTAGAAAACTTAAATGAGACAGTTCAAAGTAATTTTGCTGCTGAAACTCAGAAGTATAACTTTAACTTACCACACATCTCAAGTGCAGAGATTAATAGAATCATCATGTCATTAGATGATATGAAAGATGCTTTGTCTGGTAGAATAAGTGAATTAGATTAATTAAATTTGGTCCCAGATATTCGTATATTTGGGACCAATTAATTTAAAACTATGGCAAAGGCAAAAACTATTAAGAGAACAACTAGGACAAAACTTCCTAGAGAGAGAAATGCAGGAACGATGACCAATGCTATGTTTTGGAGTTTCATTAGAAGTGCGTTAAGAAATAAATCTAGATGGTGGAAACCCATCACTCAATGTAGAATGAATTCTAGAAGAGCTTACAAAGGAACTAATAAACGACAGAAGTTTGAATATCAATGTAATAAATGTAAGAATTGGTTCCCTGATAAACAAATAGCTGTTGATCATAAGGTTCCTGCGGGAAGTTTAAATAGTGGTGATGATCTCAAAGGATTTGTAGAAAGACTCTTTTGTGAAGTGGAGGATTTGCAAGTGTTATGTACTGGTTGTCATGATGTAAAAACAAAATTAGAAAAAACAAAAAAATGAAACTAACTGAAGAAGAAATAGATGCTTTAAGAGCATATTTTGATGTAACTAATGTTAATATTACATCTCTTATTAAAAAAATAGGACTAAAAAAGGTGAAAATAATTCAAGAAGTTATAAACAATATATTTAATGAATAGTGAAACAATTATGATGACATTATTTCAATATTGTAATAAATGTAAATGTAACAGGAACTTTAATCCTGTTACATTATTTTGTTTAAAATGTAAATCAAAAAATAAATTATGAGAAGAATAATTAAAAAGCTAGAAAACAATCTAGCAGAGGTGCGAGACTATGATGTTAAGAAATGTATTAGTCTTGGTGAGAAGTTTGAAATAGTATTTGATAAAACTAATGATATGATGACACTAACACCAGAACAATTGGTATCTAGACGTAAAGCAGTGGGAGGACCATTTTCTAGTAAGTTTGATAATAAAACATACATGCTATATGGATATATGTGGAACCCTGATGAAGTAGAACTATAATGAATAATAATATGGAAAACAAACCAAATCAAATTGAAATTAATAAAGAGCCATCATTTTATGAAATATGGCATGAAGGAAAAGTGACACATGAAGGAAAAGAACATCTCTTCTGGTTGATACATCCTAAAGGAGTGGATATCAATGGGAATGAATACGAAATAGATGTTCGTTGGTTCTTTGCCAGGGTTCCTAGAGAAGTGAGAGCATTGATTCCACAAATAATTGACGCTTTTAAAACTAAAGCACAAGACAATGAGAACAATAATTCACGTTAATCAACATGTAATCAGAGCTAATAGGAAGAATGGAGTTAATAACCCTGTTCTCACTGTTAAAACTTATAAAGAAAACAAATATGCTCATGATGTAGAAATCATGGGTCCAAGTAGGATTGTGTATAATGAGGACAAACCTTTAAGTTGTGGTGCACATGTTTGGATTGAAACAAATAGTGAAGTGATAATAATTAAATAAAATTATGATACAGGGAAAAAGTAAAACAGAAGCAAATTACAGAGCTATATATTTAGATAGCTCTAGTTCATTGAAGGATTTTTCAATAGATAGAAGAAAATATCACAAGAAATATGTGATGAATGAAGAAGTGGCTGAGAAAGAAAACTTAGCTGCTAATATGGGAAGAATTGTAGAAACTCTTCTTATGGAACCAGAGGAGTTTGATAGTAGGTTTTATCTATCATCATTAGCTTCTGCTCCTACAGGACTTATGTTAGAGTTTGTAGAATCTTTATATAGATATACAGTGGAAGCTACAGATGATAAGGGTAATGTTACTAGAGACTTTTCTAGCCTTGCTCAAGATGCTTATGTAGCTTCAGGATTCAAGATTAAATTTGATGCTGTACTTACTAAGTTCATGGGCTCTGATGCTGAAATCTATTACAAAGAGATAAGAGAGATAAGAAGTAAGGGACTGACAGTGGTCACTGTACAAGATGTAAGTAATGCAGAGAAGATTGTAAATGAGTTAAAAAACAATTCTGTAACATCAGGTGTTATTAATCTTGTAAACAGTCCTAGATACACTATAAAGAATCAACTTCAGATAGAGGGATATGTTGTAGATGATCATCAGTTTAAGTCTATGATGGATAAAGTGGTGATAGATCATGATGAAAAAACAATACAAATCTATGACCTTAAATGTACATGGAGTGTTGAAAATTTCTTAGAAGAATACTATCTTTATAGAAGAAGCTACATCCAGGCTTACTTATATTGGAAAGCTGGAATTAGTCTAACCACTGACACTGAAAGTGAATGTTATGGGTATACAGTGATGTATCCTAAGTTTATTGTTTGTGATAGCACTAACTATATGAATCCTCTTATTTATACACTGAGTGCTGATGATATGGAAGATGCTTACATGGGCTTTGAACATAAGGGTAGGTATTATAAAGGAGTGAAAGAGCTAATCATAGATCTTATATGGGCTCAAGATAATGATGTATGGAATATATCAAGAGAAAATTCAATTAACAATGGTGTGGTAAAATTAAGGAGATAAAATGGATACAATAAAGAACATCACTACAATATTCATAGTACCAACATTGAAAATAGGTAAAGATAAATTACTAATCAATGGTTTTATTAATGGATATATAAGAGATGAATCTCAAGAAACCTTATACAAAGATGCTGTTTATCTATTATTTAGACCAACAGACATAAATAGATTTAGAGAGTTTGTAGACGAAGAGTATGAAAGAACAGATCAAGTGATCGAAGATTATACACATGAAAATGGATGTATAGTGATTGTATATAAACTTGATCCTAAGTTTAAGAAAGATTTCGATCTTGTAAAACTTGGTAAATACTCTCTTACATCTGCTAAGTTTCAAGATTTATTTCCAAAAATAATACATATAACTAAAAATAATATGTCTAGAGATGAAATATCTCTACAATATCGTGTGTTCAATAGAACAGAAGATATGATTAAATTTTGGGAAGACAAGCTTGATGTCATCTTTAAAGATGATCAAGAAGTGTGGGAAGGATTTGATGAGAAAAAGGAAGTGTTAAACTTAAATAAAATTAATGAGTATGTATAACGAAGATGTAGCAAAAGAATTGCTAAAGACTTATGGTAAAGATGCCACATTACTATATTGTAAGATGGAAAGCTTGAAGAATAGGAGACAAGCTGAACAATTAAAATTATATAATATAGAGAATTGGCCCAACGAGTTTGAACATGAAGCTAGTTGGTGGGAAAATAAATTAAAAGAATTAGAATCAGAAGTATGAAAGCATTAGAATTATTAGAGAAATATCCAAAAGCAGGAAAAGTTGTTAACAAATGGTTTTTAGATAAAATGCTAAAGTCATTGAACACTGACACTGTTCCTGAAGAGTTTAAAGAATATATAAGACATCAGCTTATTGATAATAAAAACATAGCAGTGATGATTGATAATAATCCTCGTGTGTTATTTGATGTGTTTGATGAAAATAATGTATTTATACAGATTAACGTTAATAAAACTTTTTCTTATTCTATTAATGAGGGAGATGTTATATCTGGATCATGGATAATTAGAAAGGATGCTGAAGCTGCAGCAATTGAACAAGCATTTGAATTATTAGATAAAAACTTATGAAAGACGAAATAGTAGATCAAGTGGTAAATAAGTATTACATGAGAAGTGTTGTAGGTATTAAGAAATATAGCACCACATTAGAGACTAACAATAAGGACAATTATTTGAAACATCTTCAAGAAGAGTTGATGGATGCCACTTTATATATTCAGAAATTAATGGATCAAAACAGAGAAATAACTGAATTAGTTAAATCCATACCAAACAATGAAGAACTAGGGGCTAATATAAGAAGAATGATTAGTTAAAAGTTTCAGAAACATTAGGAATATAAAGGTGGTATTTGTAAATTTGCCACCTTTCTTTTTTACAATTTAACAAAATATATTTATGGATTTAGGATTGGATATACTATCCAAAGTAACAGTTTTTAGTAAGTACGCAAAGTACAAATCAGAACTAAAACGCAGAGAAACATGGGATGAAATTGTCGATAGATATCAGACAATGATGATTAAAAAATATCCTAAATTAGAAGAAGCAATTATAGAAAGTGCTAAATTCATAAGGGATAAAGAAGTGTTACCTTCAATGAGAGCTTTACAGTTTGCAGGACCTGCAATGGAAGTGAATAATGCAAGAGGGTATAATTGTGCCTATCTACCTGTTGACAGTCTTTACAGTTTCTCTGAGACTATGTTTCTACTATTAGGAGGAAGTGGTGTAGGATTTTCTGTACAGAAACAACATGTATCACAATTACCAGCTATTATCAAACAAGGCACTTACAAGCAACGCACTTATCTAATAGAAGATTCTATTATGGGATGGGCTGATGCTGTAAAGGTGTTGATGAAATTCTATTTTGAGGGTGGACATAAGCCTAAATTTGACTTTAGAGCTATCAGACACAAAGGAGCAAGACTTGTTACAGCTGGAGGTAAAGCACCAGGTCCAGAACCTTTAAAGATATGTCTAACACACATTGATGCTGTTATGGAAAGAAAGCAAGATGGTGAGAAACTATCTCCTCTAGAGTGTCATGATATTATGTGTCACATTGCTAATAGTGTTCTTGCTGGTGGAATTCGTAGAAGTGCTATGATTAGTTTATTCTCTCATGATGATGAAGAGATGATTACATGTAAGTATGGAGCTTGGTGGGAACTTAATGAGCAAAGAGGTAGAAGTAATAACTCTGCTGTTCTTAAGAGAGGAGAAATTAGTGAAGAAGAATTCAAAGCTTTGTGGACACGTATTGAAGCATCAGGAAGTGGTGAGCCAGGAATCTATTGGACTAATGATCTTGATTGGGGAACTAATCCATGTTGTGAAATTGCTCTTAGACCATTCCAATTTTGTAACTTATGTGAGGTGAATGTCTCTGATATTACATCACAAGAAGACTTGAATAATAGAGTGGGTGTAGCTTCATTCTTTGGTACATTACAGGCAGGATTTTCTGATTTCCATTACTTACGTCCTATTTGGTCTAAAACTACGCAGAAGGATGCATTGTTAGGTATAGGGATGACAGGTATTGGATCTGGAGAAATACTTAAATACGACTTAACAATTGCTGCTAATACAGCAAAGGTGGTGAATAGTATGATTTCTGAAAAGATAGGTACTAATGAAGCTGCTAGACTTACATGTATTAAACCTTCAGGTACAACTAGTCTTGTGTTAGGAACAGCATCAGGTATACATGCATGGCATAATGACTATTATCTCAGAACCATGAGGTTTAATAAATCTGAAGACATTGCTACATACATGATGATTAATCATCCAGAGTTAGTTGAAGATGATTTGTTACGTCCTACAGATACAATATGTCTTAGAATTCCTGTTAAAGCTCCTGAAGGATCTATATTCAGAACTGAAACAGCTATTGATACATTAGAACGTGTTAAGAAGTTTTCTATAGAATGGATTAATGAAGGGCACATCAGTGGTGCTAATACACATAATGTTTCTGCTACAGTTTCTATTGATAAAAGTAGAATCTATGAGTTTAAATCATTTAATCTAGATGAGTGGGAAATGGTAGGAGAATGGATGTGGGAGAATAGAGAATTCTACAATGGCTTATCTGTCCTTAACTATGATGGAGGAAGTTATGTCCAAGCTCCTTTTTCTGACATATCTGAAGAAGAATATAATATTCGTATTTCTCATTTAAAATCTGTAGATTTGACAAATGTTATTGAGATGGATGATACAGTAGACTTTGGTGCTATTCAAGCATGTGGTGGTGGTGCATGTGAAGTAAATATTTAATAAAAATAATAAATCGTTTTCCATTGTTGTTTTGTTTAATACCCCTAGGAGCTTGTCACTCCTAGGGTTTTTTTATGCAATTACAACAAATAATTAACAAAAATTTCGTAAATTTATATTCTAAAAACAACTATATAATGGCAAAAAAACAAAAAGAAAGTGGTGTTGCTACTACTAACAAATTTCAAGAAGCACTAGACAGGTTAAACAAAACTTATGGTGTAGGATCAATTCTAGAACTAGATAGTAAGAGAAGTGATAATTATGACATCATTAGTACAGGATCAATTGGATTTGATCACATCACTCTTGGTGTAGGAGGTTTTGTAAAAGGTAAAATGTATGAACTACGAGGATGGGAAGGCACTGGTAAGTCTACTATATGTGGACATGCTGTAGCTGAGTGTCAAAAGCAAGGAGGTAAAGTGTTGTATATTGATGGCGAGTATGCTGTTGATAAAAAATACTTCCAACAATTAGGTGTTGACACAACTAAAATGCTAATAGCTCAACCATCATGTGGTGAAGAAGGCTTTAATATTGCTATGGAAATGATTAACACAGGAGAAATAGATCTTGTTGTTATTGATTCTGATAGTAGTTTAATTCCTAAGAAGATGCTTGATGGTGAAGTGGGAGATTCTACAATAGGTAGAAAAGCTTTATTAAATAGTAATGCTTATCCAAAACTAAAAGGTGCTCTATCACAACATAATGTTTGTGTTATAGTTATCAGTCAGTATCGTGAGAAGATTGGTGTTATGTTTGGTAATCCAACAACAACTCAAGGAGGACATGCTCTTAAGTTTTATAGTGATTGTATTATAGAACTAACTAAAACAGGAGCAAAAGATGGTGATGTTCAATATGGTAATATTACTAAAGTGAAATCTATTAAGAATAAAATGTTTCCTCCATATAGAAAATCAGAATTTGAGATTGTCTATGGATTAGGTATTGATAAGTTTAAAGAAATCATGATGCTTGGTAATGAGTATAACATTTTACGTAAGTATGGTAAAACCATCACTTATGCTGATGTTAAATATCAAGCAGATGAGTTTGAAGAACTACTTACAGACAATCCTGAGTTTCTCACTTCTATAACTAGTGATATTATAGCTAAGATTAAAGAAATGGATAATCCAGAAGTTTTACCACAATTAGAAGGAGAAGAAGCAATTACAATAGATATAGATATGGAAGAAGTAACTACAGCTGATTCCACAACACTTCATCTCGAATTAAATAACTTATATGAAGATAAAATTTAAGAAAAAAGATGAGCACAGTAAGTTACCCATAAAGGGTAGCTTACATGCTGCTGCAAGTGATGCTTATGCACACACCATCACTACAAGAGAAGATGGTAAAATAGTTGTAGGATTAGGATTCTCTACAGAAATTCCTACAGGTTTTAAAGGAATCATTGTACCACGTAGTAACTTAACTAAATATTATTGGGTGTTAAATAATTCTTTTGGAGTTATTGATTCTGATTATAGAGGAGAATGGATGGCTATATTCACTCCTATATTATCTACAACTGATAGTGATGGATTCTTGGAAAAAGTTTATAATCCAATATTTCCTTATGTTGTAGGTGATAGAGTTTGTCAGATATTCTTTGATGTAGTGCTAGATGTAGAAATTGAAGAAGTTGATGAACTATCTGACACTGATAGAGGATCTGGTGGTTTTGGTAGTACAGGAATCAAATGATGTTTGCAACTAAACTCTGTAAGGAAATTGGTTGTAAGATGAGAGCTTGGTCTGGGGGTGTGTGTAAAAATCACACTCCCAAAAAAGCTATTCCATCTACACCAAAACCTGTCAATAATAATGATAGGATATTAAAGATGCAAGAGTTCTTTCTATCTATATGGAAGAAAAAACCTCATAAGTCTGAGGTGAGTGGAACATCGTTAGGTAGTGAAGCATTGTCTGTTTATTTTCATCATATACTTCCTAAAGAAAAATATCCTGAAGCTTGTTTCGATGAAGAAAATATTATACTTTTGACACTCCTTGAACATGCTGATGTTGAAAGTGATATGTATAGATTTGAGGAAGTTAACAAAAGACGAACTCTCTTATTAGTTAAATATGGAAAAATATAAAGAACTGTTATATGATTGGGTGTTTCACTTTAATCCATATAAAAATGCTTGGGCTGCTATTCCTAGAGATGTATACACTCAATACTGTAATAATCATAGTGTAGAAGGAGTGATATACAGTAGTAAATTTGAAACACTATTACATATACTATTTCAAATTAAAGGAAATAAAAACAATTTAAATCAATTAAAATAACATGAAAAACCAATTTGTTTACACAAGAATGTTAGAGAATGACTCTAGCGAAGCTATCTATGTAAAAGATAGTTTTAATATTGAAAAAGTGGTACGTACAATTACAATGGATGATGGACGTACACTAGTGTTACTTGATGACTTACATGAAAGAGTACAAGAAGTTCCAGACATTAATCCTAAGACAGGAAAGATGACAGGAATGAGAAGAGAACGTAATACATTTCAAAGTGAAATCTATCTTAGTAAAGAAGATGGTGAAAGATTTTTATTAATTACAGAAGTATAATGGAAAAAGGATTTAAAAAATTAAATGGTGTAAGGGTGCTATTATCCCTACCACCTAGAGATACTAAAGGTATTGAATTAAGCCCAGAGCTAAAAGAAGAACTGGATAGAGAATATGCTGCTCAACTAGATAAGTTAGAAGTGTACGCTGTTGGTGATGCTGTAGAAGGAATCAAAATAGGAGATGTAGTTTATGTTCCTACAGAAGAATTAAAAAGAGGTACATTTGTAACAATAAATGGAGAATCAAAACTCATAGTTAATTCTATGGCTATAGCATTAGTTTGGTAATGAAACTTCCATTCATCAGTTGCAAATGTATCACATATGGAAGAGTGTCTACGTTGGAGGAATCTATTTATAGTTTTCTCCAACAAGACTATCCTGGTGAAAAGGAATTAGTCATTGTAAATGACTATCCTAAGCAAAAATTGATATTTGATCATCCAGAGATTAAAATAATTAATCTTGATTACACTTTTTCCACAATTGGAGATAAAGAGAATTATGCTATTGAATTATGTGAAGGAGAACTAATTGCTGTATGGGATGATGATGATGTTGCTTTACCAAATCATTTAAGTAACATAGCTAAATACTGGAAAGAAGATGCTAATTTATTACATTGGCAGAGAGGTGTATATTACAATGCTCCTAATATTACAGACATTGTATCTATTGGAAACTCAGGAATAGTATATAGCAAGAAAGCTTGGGAAGCTATTGGTAAGAGTCCTATTGAGAATGCAGGAGGAGATATGTCTTTAGTAATAAGAATACATAATCTTGGAAGAGAACAAGTTGTTCTTGCCTCTCCTCCAGATGATGAAGTGAGTTGGTTTTATAGATGGGGAGGAATAGATGTGTATCACCAATCAGGACAAGGACATGATGTTCCAGGAACAGCTAATGCTATTCAAAGACATTCTCTATTTATCGAACAGAAAAGACAAAGAGGACAAATACCAACAGGAGATGTTGTATTAAATCCTAATTGGAAATATGATTATGTACAAATGTTAAAATCATTCAATGAAAATAAATAAGCTAATAATTGATTCTACATATTCTGAAACAGATTTATGTAAACTAGGAGCATTACATGGTACAGATAAATCTCCTTATAACACTGATGCTGGTTTACATAAACATTCATATACAGCTGTATATGATTTTCTTTTTGCTTCTAAGCGATATGAGAAATTAAAAATTGCTGAAATTGGTATATTGAAAAATAAATCAATGTTGTGTTGGAGAGAGTATTTTCCAAATTCTATATTACATGGATTTGAATTCTTTGGATCTGAAATAGAAAATGCAAAGAAAGATGGACTATTAGACACTAGTTATTTCTTTATGAATATAAAGGATGAAGCTAGTATTAAATCATCATTGAAAAACGCTGCTACAATTTACAATCTTGTCATAGAAGATAGCACGCATGTATTTGAGGATCAGATTAGATTTATTAATAATGTTCATCCTTATATACTTCCAGGAGGAATGTTAATTATTGAAGATATATTTAAGGATGCTGATGAATCTTTATATGCAAAAAGTATTGAACATTTATCTGATGTGTTTTATAGTGTTACATTTATAGAGACAAACCATAAAAATAATTATTCTCCAGGATGGGATAATGATAAACTTTTATTATTAATTAAAAAATAAACATGCTAATAAATATCATCACTCCCTGTTCTAGACCAGAGAACTTACATCTAATTGCTAAGAGTATCAATCTACCTAGTTATGCTTATAGATGGATTGTTGTGTTTGATTCAGATGAAATCCCTGATGATATTCCTGATATATGTGAACCTTATTCTGTCAAGGTGGAAGGAAGTGTGTTTGGAAATGGACAGAGAAATTTTGCTATAGATCTTGTTGAAGATGGTTATTTATATTTCAATGATGATGATACAGAAATGTCTGATAGATTGTGGGAGAATGTCAAAGGTTTAGATGAAGATTTTATATCATTTGGTCAACTAAACAAAGATGGAACTATAAGACTAGAAGGTAAGATTGTTGCTGTAGGATATGTAGATAGTCATAACTTTCTTGTAAAGAGAGAATGTGTAGGAGACACAAGATGGTCACTGCATAGATATGATGCTGATGGTGTGTTTGCTTACGAGTGTTATAAAAAAGCAAAGACAAAGAAATACATTCCTAAAACTCTCTCTACATATAATTCTTTAAAATAAGAAAAGCCCCTTGTAAATATGACTAGGTCAATATGTATACTATGTAATTCAAATCCATGTAAAAAAAATGGTATTTCTAAGAGAGGAATTACTAAATATAAAAAGTATTGTTCAAGTTGTGAAAAAAAAGTGTATAATCAAACAAGTGGTAAAACTTCTAACAGAAAACTAGGATATCAGTTATATAAAAAAGATAAGTGTGAATACTGTGGCTTTATCCCATTACATATTTGTCAATTAGATGTAGATCATATTGATGGCAATAAACATAATAATGATCTAAATAATTTAATGACACTTTGTGCAAATTGTCATAGACTTAAAACACATAAACAAAGAAGCCCCAATTAATTTGGGGCTTTCTTTCTTTATTTACTAAGTCTTTTTTGTTTCATAGGCCATTGAGGACTTTTCAGTCTCAATTTTGTATCAGCCTCCTTCATATAATTACCATTGATTGGATTAGGAGGTGCCACTTTAGGAGCTTTTCTTGGCTTACCAGATTTCTTAGCTTTGCCAGCTGTCATATTACTTACAGCCATATTTACATTTCTTCATTTTACCACCACTCTTCATCATAGGTTCCATAGAAGCAGCCTCACCACCATATTGCATTTTCTTTTTAGGAGCTTTACCAGCTTTCTTCATTGCAATAGCTACAGCAGCTTGTTTAGCCATCTTACCACCCATTTTCATCATAGTAGCTCCAGATTTAGCTGTCTTAGGAAGAACACCTTTACCAATAAGAATATCTTTTTGAGTAATCTTTCCATCTTTACTAAGATCAGGAAATGATCCACCAGATTTAGCTCTCTTAGGCATTAATTTATCTAAATTTTTTGTAACAAAATCTTGTCCTCGTTCTTTACGAGTATCTCGTTCTACCATACGTTTAGCTACATTTGTAGCTCTATCTGGATTTTTAGCTTCAAGTCTTCCAATACGTTTTAATTGACCAGATCTTAATGAAACTCCTGGTTTTGCTTTTTTCATCATTGCCATTATATTAATTTTTTATTTAGATTTAGATTTTTTAACAGAATTATTAATTGCATTATTCTTTTTAGGAGCATATTTACCTACACCATCTTGTCTATCTAGAAGATCAGCCATACGAATGTCTCCTTTAGTTTGAGGTTTACTCTTTGCCATTATATTAGTTTTTAATTGTTAACAATTCCATTTACGTAAAGATTTATTAATTCTGCTATTTGGATCATTAGCTGTTTTAGCAGATGTTAATTTCTTTTTCATACCTGACATTCTACTACAAAATGACTTACGTCTACTTGCAGCTTTACTACCAGGTTTAAGTTTAGAGGGTTTAGTAGTGACAGCAGTCTTTAATTTACTACCAGGATTAGCTCTTCTATATGAAGCCACTCCCTTAGCGTTTAATCCTCCAGACTTAGATTTACCTTCTTTTCTTTGCCATGCTGGACTTTTTGTCATAATAGTCAGGATTATCTTTGTGCCATTTCCTTACAGAAGCAACACCTTGTTTAACAGTTTTAGCTTTTGATTTCTTAGTGAGGTTAATCTTATCCCACTTTCCTGCAGAAGGACCAGCTGTGTGATCAACAACTATATCACCTTTATTACCAATTCCTTTATCTACTTTCTTTTTAAACACTTTATGTGTTTGTCCCCCTACCTTTACAACACTTCCACCATTCTTTAATGTGCTTCCTTTAAAAGGTCCTTTCTTTTTAATAAGAGGACCATTAGGAACAGGTGTGATGGCTCCTTTGATAGCAGGAATAGTGTCACCACCATTTCTAAGAACACCTTTACCAACATAAGCTGTTGCTTTCTGTGGATTCCAAGGACCTGCTTTCTTAATATTTGCCATTATTTAGCTTTTCTTTTAGCAGCCATAGCTTTAAATGTAAGAGCTAAAGATTTAGCTCGGCCAGAACAACTTTTCTTTGTTATCGGAGTGCACTTACCCTTAGTTCCTCTTTTTTTAATAGAGGCTGTAGCTTTCTGTATCCAATTTTTATCCTTAGCCTTTGGCATGATTATTTCTTTTTCATCTTACCACCACCAGCTTGTTTTCTTTCAATTGCAGAAGCATCAAGTTCTTTATCTTTCTTTAATACAGCTTTACCTCTAGCACCAGCTATTGTACGTTCTTGTACTTTAGTCCAAGCACCTTTAGGATCTACAGGACCAACTCTTTTGGTAGATGCTTTAAGTCCAGATAGACTTCCACCATTTTGCATTTTCTTTTTACCTTTTTCCATTTTAGTTTTAGCTATTTGAAATTTAGATTTTAAAATATTTTGTTTTTCTTCAGATTTTTTTTTAAAATCTGATTGAGCTTTATTAAGAGAATCTCTTTTTAGTTGTATAGATTTGTAAAGAGAATCTGGACTACTCATACTAAGTTTTCCCCCACCTTGCATTTTTTTAACTTTTTTCATATCTTCTGAATGTTATGTTAGGTTTAACAATTATATCTTTATGAGCATATTGCCACAGCTCTCCTGTAGCATTTATTATAATAGTGTAGATGGTATCAGTTTCGTGACCATAGTCTATTAAATAAAGTATTATTCCATCCCCTTTTGGGGTAATTACTTCTATCCTATTAGTAAATTCATGGATCATTATTTTTTTATATTGTAATATGTTTCCAAGTTTTACCTCTATGAATATCTTTTATAGAGTGATAACTCAATTTAAGTTTATCTGCTACCTGTTTAGGTAGAAGACTATTTGCTAGATGTTTCTTAATCTCAATGACCTGTTCTTCTGTAAGTTTAGCCATTTTATGATTAGAACCAATTTTCCAATTCTTTGATAAGTTTTCTAAATGCTTAGCTCTATAAGTTTTATCTTTCCAGTTTTCTTTTTGAGATATAGATTTTTTAAACTTTACTGCCTCTGTTCTTTTGATACCAAGATTACTTCCAGCAATCTTAGCAATATTGTAATGTGGATCAAGATTATCTATATACTGTTGTTCAGTTTTTAGAATTTCATTAGTAGAACACTCACAAACAATCTCAAATTTAAAGTTATCTTCTCCATGTTTATTAACTGCTCTAATTAGTTTAACACAAGTGTTTCTACCAGAACGTATATCATAAATATGAGTGTAATATCTTTTTATTAAATTATTTGTACTGCCTATATAAAACTTACCATCAATGTTATTAGTAATTTTATAAACAACCCCTCCCTTTTTCTTTTCAGAGAAGTATTTTTGTTTACACTCATCACTAATAGCCAGTATCATTTTCCTTTACTTTTGATCTTTTTTTCTTGAGACAACATTGTTTTAGTAGGAGCTTTTGGTTTAGCTCCTGACTTTTTATTTTGAGCAGCTTTACTTCTCAAGTTATCCCAAAGTCCTCTTTGAGAAACAGAACCATCAGCACGTTTTAACATTTGTTTTGCCATTTCTTTAGTCTTTAATTTCTACAGCAACACCAGCTTCAACAGCTCGTTTCACCATATTTTCAATGATTTCATTAGCTTGGTGAGCTAACATAATTCTACTTGCTTCTGGTGTTCCTAATACAGCTCTAAGGCTATTTAAAATAAGACCAAATTCATCACCTTTAAGACTGAATTGATCCTCTGGACCCCATGTGTACTTTTTGTTTGGGTTGTAAACGTTGTTTGACATAATTATAGTTTTTGGTTTTAATTTGTAAATATACTAATTGTCAAGAATTATTTGAAAAGAGATGGTAGCAGATGCTTTAATGCTTTTCGATAAGTCTAATTTAATTTGAAACATGTTGTGAAACTTTAATATTTCCTCTAGTAACATTTCGTTATATTTAGGTAAACTAGGTGCCAGTCTAAATATATAAGCATTAGGCCCTTTAGTTATTTCTAATATAGATAGTTCATCTACTGAATCTATTATTCCTTCTAAATGAGAGAAATACATTTCTTCATTATCTGGAAGTATTTCTGGAAAAAACTTTTTATTTATTTGCACAATAACTTTTCACTTATTTGCACAATTCTAAGAAAGTGTTAATAGATATTTAGTTTTAGCTGCTTCTCCAGATAGTGCATCTGCTAAGTTACATATGTCATGAAAGCGATTAGCTTCACCATATGCTTTTAAATCAGAAGCAAACATACCTAAATCTTTTACAACATCCATAGAGGATGCATTAGATAGAGGCTCTATTTTGAAAACACCAGGACGTTTACCTAAATATCCCATAAGCTTCTCTACAACACCATCCTTAAAATCATGTACGTAATCATACAATCCTCCTAAAGCTTGATGTGTAGCATACGAAGTTGTTTGCCAATGCAATAGATGTAATTGCTCATGAAAATATGTAAGCTTTCCAGCTATAGTTTCTAATGTCAATTCTTCAGAGGATGATAATTTCATCATCTCTTCTGGAAAGAATGATTTTGCCATAGTTTTTATCCTCCTATAGTGGTGGTGGTAGTAGTTGTAGGAGCTACAGTTGTAGTGGTTGTAGTAGTTGTAGGAGCCACTGTAGTAGTTGTGGTGGTGGTATAATTACAACATTCGTATGCTGTAATTTCTTGCCAATTACCCACTTTAGGTTTATTTTTTCTAAGAATAAGAGACCCTGCTACCACTCTACCAGTTCCATCAAATCTTACATACGCTTTTAAGCGTTGATTGTTACCATTTGCCATTTTTAATTTTTTTTTAATTTGTGAATAAAAATTTTCTTTATTTATATAAATTAAGCAAGACTTCTAGCAACCAGGGCTACAAAATCTTTATTCATATTTAAGGTTGTATTTCTTCTTTAATTCAAGAAGTTGTTGTAGATAATAATGATTGCAACGTTTTTTAGTTTCTTCATTATTATTAACTATTTCTAAATGAGGATCATCAAATGGATCTTTACCAGTGTGATATGTTCCTTTATAAAAAGCTGGATAACTTCCTCCCATAAATGGATCAGTTATTCCTGCATTATGTAATATAGTTGTTCTTTCAAGTTTCTCAATAGGATCAGAGCTCCAAGCAAATTCCATATCTGGAGTGTTTATTGTTTGTCCTCCTCTTTTCCAGATGTTCCAAAGAACAGCCCACATATCAGCACACCAACTTTGAAATCCTTTATTCTCATCTTGAAAGAACTCTTGATTGATGTTTCTTAAGTGTGTACGGATAAGTAAACAACTTGTCATTACATCACTCCAGAATTGTTCATCTACATTCTTTAATAGATATTGAGCTCCTCCTGAATGTAAGTTATTAGCTTCTGCTATTTCTCTTGATATACCATTTATAGATGTAATCTCTTGTAGTATGTCTCTTTCTTTATAAGCTTCCAATTTATCTGGAAGAACATCTTTTATTTTACTATCAAAATATGAAGCATTAATATAACTGTTTGTATCTGATAGATAACTAACATCATCATCTATATACTTATCAACATTGAATTTCTCTGTAAAAACTATATCACTATCGCAATAGAATACAGCTTTATCTTTCATTTCAGGATGGTCTCTAAAATATCTCATTAGAACATAAGGTCTAATGATTGGTATATAGATACCTAAAAGCCTACTCACTTTATCTACATCTTTATAGAAAACAAATTCTGTTTCTGGATATAGGTTAATAACTTGTTCCCATCTAGTATTCTTTTCTCTGAAGTCTGGGATGTATATTAATACAGTGGCTTTATCTGAGTGTCCAAGTTTTTTTAAACTTTCAAGCCATAAATGCACCTGCCATGTGTAATAGGTGTCATCTGGTTGGGCACAAAGAAATCTAAGTTCTTTCTTCATATATGTAGTTGGTTTTAGTTACTCTCTTAATTAGAGAGTGGTAGTGGTTGTTGTTGTAGGTGCTGCAGTTGTAGTTGTTGTGGTAGTAAGATTAGCTGTCACTTTAATAAGCTGTTCTAATTGTTTACTGATTTGCCATAACAAATTACTTTCTTGACTCCAACCTATTTGTCTGTTTGGAATTTTCATTTTATTTATATTTTAATATATTTTATTTAATACAAAAACATCACTATATATATTGTTTCCTGTACTAGCAGCTCCCCATTGCACTGTTATATCTAATGTATTAGAAATTGTTGTGTTAAATGTTGTGTTGTTCGCTACATTAAATCCAAATCCTTGAACAGAAGCATTGTTAGTTTTTGTATAATGGAAACTACCTAAAGATACAATTGATGCTACACCAGCAGCTCCTAATTGTCTAATTGTAAAGTCAATATTCAAAGACCACACATCATCTGTAACAGCACTTCCAAGATTTTGAACACCACTATCTAAAAGAATAACAGATCCTGATTTCACTTTAATTCTAATAGTTTGATTGTTATCAGCATTCATAACACCACCAAGAATTGCTCTAAAAGTGTCACCAACAGTAAAACCATTAGCAGGTACACTTAATGTACCAACTCCTGTACCAATAATTGTTGTTTCAGCTGTTGTATTTGTAACAATGGTGCTATTAGCTGTTTGAGCATATAGTCCATAATTTACTGATATTGGAAGACTTGGAGACACACCACTAGTTCCTGAACTACCAGAACTTCCACTAGTTCCATTAACTCCTGAAGTACCACTAGTTCCTGAAGAACCATCTCCACCAGCTGCTCCATCTAAGTTAACAGTCCATAGTGAATATGTTCCACTTCCTGTAACTGTAACAGGAGAACCAATTACCATTACACCAGTGTTAATGTCATAACTTACAACAGTGCAAGTTTGATGATTACCAACATTATATGTTATAATAATATCTTGAGCTGGTGTATAAGCCAATCCAGGTTCTACAACAATTGTTGTACTTACACCTAATGTAAATTCAGTAGTGGATGTAGTTCTATATCTATCTCCATCATATCCAGATGTACCAGAAGTTCCACTAGTACCCATAATATTACATGTAACACATGTAAGCTTCTCTAATTGAGAAGCTACTTGCCATAGTAGATTAGATTCTTGGCTCCAGCCTATTTGTTTATTAGGTATACCCATTATACAAAAATATGATGTTTATTGTAACAATTAATGTTTTACAATAATTTAGTATAACTAAACTAATTATAAAATAATAATCAAATTAATTATCTACCTTGACCTCTATATTTAGAAGCAGGAGATGAATGTTTATTAAGTCTTTTAGCGTGTTTACCTTCACGTCTTTTACCAAAAACTACCTTCTGAGAGGTTTTAACAGGTGTTGATTTTTTAGGCATGGTTTTATTTATATGATGTGTATTTAGTTTCTCCTCTCACTTTAGTTGCCTTGAGGATCTGTTTACGTTGTTTACCGTTAGCTTTATAACTTACATGTACCCATGAAGGATTAACATCATCACCAAATTCCCATATAAGCTGATCAAAATTTAAATTATCTTTTATGTATTTAAAGATTTCACTATTCTTAATTTTTGTACCATCCATATCAATATCTAAAGCTTCACCTAAACAATGTTGACTCGTTAATGATGTACCAGGAACAAGTCTATTTAACTTCTCACTTCTGTATCCTGAACTTATATGTATTGGAACTTTAAAATGTTCTCTAATTGGTTGAAAGATATTAGTTGCTAGTAATTTTAAGCTTTCTAGATGTTTTTCTGTTGGCATATTATCTATACCACTTCTTTTAGCAGATTCACTTCTAGTCACTTCTGACAAATCTAAATTCTCTGATAGTTTCATTTCTTAAATATTTTCTAAATATTTCCATTTAATAATGCTTTTAACTTTACCCTGACAATAAGACCTCAATTTGCCATAGCTTATCTTATTAATGTCTGACGCAATTCTAACATTATCGTAAACTTCTCCAGTCTCTATATTAATTACTTTTTTAGAGTTAGGATTATCTGAGCCATACCTAACAGAAACAATTCTGTTTTTAAAAGCATCAGATTCAATTAAAGACTTTTTTATTTTAAGTTTAATTTCTTCAGAATGTGTGCTACCTAATCTATTTTGTCTAAGTTTTGCTTTTGTTTCTTCAGAATGAGTCTTTCCATAAAATGGGTTTTTTTCTCCAATCCTTAACTTAGCTAATTCAGATAAATTTTTACACATGGATTCTGGCAATGATTTTCCTTTCCAATATGGTATTTTATGCTTCCATCCTAAAGTGCCTTGACCTCCATCAGTCCAATTAACAAGAGTACCACCACAAGTATCTATTCTACCATACATACTTATCATTTCTATTTCTTTTGTACATGCTTCGTCAAAAGATAGGTTATCTAACATAATTTCAACTTTATACTCACAGTTTTTAATTACGTTATGCCAGTGCTTATTTCTGCTTTTTGTTTGGTATGCCCTAGAATAATTAGAATCTGTACCCAATCCAATATAGAAAGGTACATTTTTATCTAACCTAATATGCCTATAAACGTATGCCATATTTATTCAACAGAATCTCCATCTTTCTTTTTTAAAATCTTTTCTGCACTCGTTAATGAAAGACAACCAAAAGCCAACAATGCTACTGATTCTACTAATATAGTTGATGGTGCAGTGTGCTCCTCACTGAACGAGTTGTGGTACATGGTAACGCATAACGCTATTACACATAACAATCCACATAAACGCTTCATGCTATAATGTCCACTTTCATCACAAAAAAACTGTTTCATTGTACTGTATCCTTTTTACTTTTACCCCAGAAGTTTTTCTTTTCTGTAACAAAAACAGTATCCCTAACAGTATCAATTTGAATTTGTACTCTTGGATTTGCTTTTATTTCAGCTACCTCACTAAACAATTGTTTAATCTGTTTTTTATCCTCAATAATACTTTCAACAGTTTTGTTAATTATTTTAGCTTCTTTCTTTGTAGCCTCAACAATACTACTATCCATCTTTAATTGACTTTTAGCAACTTTTAATAGTAAAGTATCGTATTTGTTTACCTGCTCGGGTGCAGTTGTTGTACACGAACTTATGAAAAGTATGAATACTAAATATCTCATTTGATTTTCTGAATTTTACCTAATGATTCCAATGTGCTTAACTTTGCAGATGCTCCACTCATTGCACCTTCGCACTTAATTAATGATTGACTCATAGCATCCATTTTAGCTTCGAGCTTCTCGATTTTTGCTCCTTGATTATCAATTTGCTCATGAAACGTGCTTCTAATATCAATGTATAAAGCACTAATGCCTATAATCACTAAAAACATTGTACCCACCACTGGGTTTTTACTAAAATCCTTAAAATTTATCGGTAAAGGATTTGTTAAATTTACTTTTTCTTTGATTGCCATAATTATAATTTTAATGAATAACCTACTGAATAACCACTCATTCCATAACCAACATTAAATAAACCTTTCTTACGTGTCTTTAGACTTAATGTGATGTTGTGATTTATATTGTTATAGTCTATACTCACATCGCTTCTTATGCCTATATACAGAGCAGCTTTAGGTTTGTCTTGTATATTGTTTGTAATTGTTATTATTTTTTCTTGGATTTTGGATTGGAATGATCTGCCGATGATTCTGTTTTGGCTGATGGTATCTTTGATAACGTAGAGGTTACTATCTTGTCTGATGCTATCAGTAAACTCCTTAGCTTGATTGTAGTCTTTGATAATAAATGTAGTGTCATGTTTATCTATATAAACATTGGTGATGACAGTATCTAAAACTTTAAAAGGTATTCTATCTCCTTTAGTGTGTTTAGTAAAAGTTTTAACAGTAAAAACAGTATCTATTTTAGTTTTAGTCACTGTGCTTTTTGGAATTCTAATTTTAAACAAAAAACAAGACAATAAAATCAAAATAAATATTATTCCATTCTTTATCATTTTATTCCTTTAGTTGCTTTGATGTAATACCTAATGGCAAAAATTCCACTAATTATAGCAATTAGAGAAGCTATTAAAGTCACTATTGGTTGTATATCAGCAATGCTTAACATTGCTCCTGATACACTTATTGCGGTCGCCAAGTCAGCGTTATTATTTGTCATCTTTAATTTGGGGGGTTTAGTATTATGTGTAAAAAGGCAATCTACACTATGAGTAACAAAGCTAAGTATTACTTTTGATAATAACAAATATTTTTTTACATTTGATGAATAAAAACCAATTATTATATGTCATCTAATATAAAATTTGAAAAAGCATATGTATTATATGCAAATGCATCTTATTTTGATACAGTGTTATCGTGTGTACAATCTATAAAAACATTTAGTGATGTTCCTATTATTGTTTACATGCTTAATTCTAAGTTAAAGGTTGATGGAGCTATTACAATAAATTGGGAATGTGATGTAGATGTCATTCATAAACAGAAATATATAGATAGAAAGGATGATAAAGTGTATAAGCTGTTGATACAACGTCCACTTATTGTTAGAGATGCTCTATTGAATTATGCCACCTCTGTAGCTTATATAGATGCAGATAGTGTAGCTACAAAATATGTAGACAATATATTTACAATGTTTGATAATGATTCTACTCATCCCTATTTTGTAGAAGGTGTGTATGAATATCTACTTAGTGGAGGAAGAGGAGGAGCAGAGAGTAGAGAAGACTTATCAACAACATTAGAGCATCCAGCATGCATGTTGTTTAACGTTAACCAATATGTAAGACAGAAATATAGACAAACTGGTTATTTTGTATCTGGACAGAATTGTATAGAGTTTTTAAATGAGTGGTATGAGATGTGCATTCATCCAGAAGTGTTGGCTAATCCTTCACATTATGCCCCCTATCACGAAGAAACTATTGTTAATGTTTTATTATGGAAGATGAATATACATGTAGGTCTTCCATACATCTATGTAAATGGATCATATGATACTATCAATGAAGTGTATGACACTTTTGGCTTCACTGGTAAAGATAATCATATTAGAGAATGGGTGAAGATTCCTAAGACTAAATCAAATTTATTATTCTTTCATGGAGAAAAAAATGGTACAATCATGAATAAAATGATAGCTAAACTAAATAGTAAATTAAAAATATTATTTCTAGCACCTCACTTATCTACAGGAGGAATGCCAGCATTCTTATTGAAAAGAATAGAAGCTTTACAAACCTCTGGTGATGTTGATATATTTGTTGTAGAATATCAATGTTATGGTATTGAGTATGTTGTTCAGAGAAATCAAATAATGAATATCGTGAATCCAAACTTCCGTACACTATGGGAGAATAAAATGGAACTATTTGATTTCATAAATGATTGGAAACCTGATGTCATCCATATAGATGAAATGTCTGAAAGACTGAATAGGGAAATGATTGTATCATTATACAATCCAAACAGATCATATCGTATCATTGAAACTTGTCATGATGTATCATTTAATCCAAATGATAAAATATTTCATCCAGATGCATATGCTTTCTGCACACCATATCACTTAAAGACATTCAATAACACAGATTCTTATAAGCAAGTGATTGAGTTTCCAATAGAGGATTTGAAGAATAAAAAATGTATATGGGATGAAGCTATGTTTGATCTTGGATTTGATTTCTCAAAAGAACATGTTGTAAATGTTGGACTATGGACTTCAGGAAAGAATCAGAAAGAAGCTGTTGAACTAGCAAGACAAATGCCTGATGTACAGTTTCATTTTGTAGGAAACATGGCTCCTAACTTTAGAGAATATTGGTATCCAATAATATTAGATCTTCCAGATAATTGTAAAATATGGGGAGAACGTGACGATGTTTATAAATTCTTAATGGCTTCAGATGTATTTATGTTTAATAGCACTTGGGAATGTAATCCTTTAGTTATTAGAGAAGCTATTGGTCATGAGTGTAAAATCTTAGCAAGAAACCTACCACAATATTGTGGAATGTTTGATGAATACATTACACCAATAGGTGATAACTTAAAAGAACAATTAGAAGAAGCTTTAGAACAACCTGTTACATACACTGTTCCTGCTGATGGATTTATAAATTTTAGAGATGATCATGTTGCTTTATATAAACAAGTGAGTATGAATGATGTCAAAATGAGTGCTGTATCCATCGTTCATCATTTTGTTAA